GTGATTACTTGCGCATCGGCTGAACGCCACTACCGCCCACATCCCGGAGACGAGGAACGCCGCCCCGACCGCCGGCGGCTCATCAACGAAGCCAGTGCCCGCATCGTGGATGACATCTACAAGAGCCTGCCGCACGTCGAACAGCGCATCGTCCAGTTCGAGTATCCGCGCCGGTACGAATTCGACGAATTCAACTACCGCGGCGAGCTGCTGCGCAATGTCCGGGTCCAGAAAGGGTGTCGGATCCTGCGCATCAAGCAGATGTATTACCACCTGGCCCTGAATAACATGCTCGAACTGGTCAAGCAGGCGTTTTTGAAGCGGGAGGTCAAGATTTGAAGTACGCCGCCGAAGTTATCGATTTGCTGGCAGGTTTTCCGGGGCGCAAGTTCAAGATGAGAGAAATCATTAACCACGTAGCGCCACGGGCCAGCCAAAAGCAGCGCACCGTCATTAAAGTGGGGGTTTGGCGCGTTCTGGCGGCGCTGGAGGAAAGCGGGCAGATAGAAAGTTCACGAAGCGATACGCCGAGAGGAGCGCACGTACGGTATTGGTGGAAAAGCATAACATTAAGTTCCAAAAAGCATAACGTACGCGGTTACAATACGGCAGGAGCCTCGCGTCCGTAATTTTCGTAGCCTCGCCATGTGCGGGGCTTATTTGTTCCCGCTTCGCTCTGCGATTCGTTTTCGGTTTAGCCGAAGCGCTTCAGCAGTTGGTTCCCAATCATTCCAATAGGTATCTGGCACGTCGAGGAAGTCCTCTCGTCGCATGCCGCAGAATGTTGGCTTGTACCCGCGCCGCTTCATTTCCTCGATCAACGCCAAATGACGCTTGGCGAGGTAGCCCAGACGAGTGTAGAAGAAAAGGACGTGGCCCTTTCCGAGGGTATACGCCTGCGGTTGAGTAAAGCTGCCACGCAGCGCAGCCTTCTGCGCCAGCGCAAATACACGCGGCAGCTCCCGGTATTCAGCAACGAGGTGGGGGCCGCTGAGTTCTTGTACTGGAACGCAGTTGATTCGGGTCATAGTTGACTTACGGTTGAAACCGTATTTATACCAGCTGTCTCCTCCGCTGCGTTCCCCCGCAGCACTTGCGGCCCTGCTGTCATGTGATGGTGGGGGCCGGCATTTTTATGCGCACACTCAAACCAACAATCAAGCTGCTGCCCCCCAGTCGCAAGCCGATTGCATCTGAGCGCATGACAGGCAGGAAGTTGCAAAGCCGACGCCTGCGCCTCTGGTCGGGTAATACCCTGACGCTGGATAAGACGATTCCGTCGGGTGGCTCCGGTACGGTCATGCTGCGCGGGCCGGAGGGCCAGATGAAGACGGTATCGGTGGTGTCGGATACCGGCGACGTGGATGCCTTCACGGTCACGAACGATATGGCGGAATTTCCGCTTCCGGGTGACGAGGGTTATGAGGATGTTCCGGCTGTGGATTGGGCCTGGTTCTTCGATCCGCTGGCGACCCCTGGTCGGCGCTTCAAGATTACCCAGGTCGAGCCCACAGAAGACGGCGTCAAGTTTCAGGCGATTGATGACGATCCGGGCTACTACGCCAGCGAAAACAATCCCTACACCTATGTCCCACCTAAGGATGGCGCATTATTGGGTGGCGTGGTGTTCAGCATTGCCTTCACCGAGTCACTCGTGAATGTGCAGGCTGACTTGAGTAATGTCACTATTGGCTGGGCTATTTCGTCGTCGATGCCGGTCGATGTGGTGGTGTCGATCAACGGGCTGGCGCGCCCCGTCGTGCGTACCAGCGACCGGCAATTGACTGTTCAGGCGCAGACGCATGACGTCATTACCACTACGGTAACGCCAATCTCCCAAACCGGGCGTGGCACGCCGGCCACGCAGCAGTATGTGGTGCAGGGACTGACGGCGCCGCTTCCGTCGGTGACCGGCCTGACGAACGTGTTTCGGGATGGCCTTACCGTGCTGACATGGGATCGCGTGATGGACGTTCGCAATCCCGACTATGAGGTGCGAATCGGCGCGACCTGGGAAAACTCGCGGCCGGTCGGTATCACGACAAATCCCGAGCTGCTGGCGGTGGGAAACGGGCTGTATTGGGTAGCCGCGCACTTTGTGGCGCGTGGGTATGTCGTCTATGGCGCGCCCGACAGCTTGCAGATCGCGGGCGCCACGCTCGTGCGCAACGTGCTGGCCGTCACTGATGAGGATCCGGCCTGGACGGGAACGCTTGAGAACGGCGCCATTATCAACGAAGACCTGTTGACGCTGGCCGGCACAGGTGACTTCCTCGTCGCGCCCGACGTGTTGACGATGGATGACGTGCTCTGGTATGGCGGCGTCGAGTCGGGCGGCATCTACCACACGAATTTGGACAACATCATTGACATTGGCTACGTCACGCCCGTGCGCGTCGACTTTGCGATCGATGAGTATGCACTGAATTTCGGCGAGAACTTCCTGTCGGTGCCTGATGTCCTGGCCTATCCCGACGTGCTCAATGTCTCGAACCGGCAGCATTATCGGGTACGCCCGCAGATCCGCAGCGCCCAGGATGACGGGGTGTTTGGCGAATGGCGCGATTACGTGCCTGGGTTGATTAATGCTCGCTATTTTGACGTTCGACTCGTGTTGGAAACCGACGATTCGCTGCTCGTGCCGTTCGTCCGGTCCTTTTCCTGGACGATTGATGTGCCCGACCTAGTGCAGCGGGGCGAACAGGTGGCGGTGCCGGCAACGGGCCTTACGGTCACGTACCCGAAGGATTTCCATGCTGTGCCCAATGTCCAGATCGCCACATTCGATGCGGTGGATGGGGATCGGTATGTCCTGACGAACTCCGAAAAGACGGGTTTCGATATTCGTCTTTACAACGGGGCCACCGCTGTAGAGCGAGAGATCAACTGGATCTCGCAAGGTTATTGATTGCAATGCAGTTCAATGACCCCGACATGTTCGGGGCTTTTTTTATGGGTAAATAACGATGACACAAGAAGCGATTGTGCTACGCACTAGTGGCGACGCATATCCGGGGCTGGCCGTTATCCAGGATATTAACAAGGCGCTGGCTACGATAGCGACGGATTTTGCGGGGCCCGATGATCCGGCAGCGAAGGCCTTTGCGTATTGCACCTGGGCCGATACGGGCAACATGCTGCTCAAGCGACGTAATGCGGCAAATACGGCATGGGCGATTGCGGCACGCCTGTTCCCGCAACTTGTTGAAGAGGAAAACGGGGATGTTACGGCTGCTGGGGATGTTTCCAGCGACACGGTCAGTTTAAACGACCTCGATGCGAGCCTCGGATCCACGATTCTTTATCCAAATGGTGGCAGCGCAGCCAGCCCGGCCAACGTCTCGGTTAACTCACGTTATGTGCTTGCGAACCCGTTCCCCGGCTATCGGGTATTTTGCGACGCGCAGCTTTACATCAATGGAAAGTGGGGCAGTCCGGGAATCACCTTTGCTTATACAAGCAATTTATTAGTCTATGGGATTCGTGCATGTCAGTTAGATGACGCGGATATTATCGTTCAGACCGCTCGTGATTCTTTTGCGCGAAATTCAGCTGCTGATCAGCTCTACCCGTGGCCTGACTTGGGTGCTGGTGTCGCTACGCCTACGCCGTGCCGCGTGCTTGTCTGGAAGTTGAAAGGAGCTATCTGATGGAACCTGTTTACGCAATTCCGGGTCAGTCAATTCAGCAAATAGGTGGCACATGCCCAGATGGCTGGGTGTCGATGCAAGAGGAGCGTCCGGGTCCTGAGCACATCGCGCAAGCTGATGGGACATGGGTAATTCAGCCTGCATCTCCCAACACAATTTTCTCCACGTTGGACTAGTTCAACAAGTTCACCGACGACGAGTACGCCGCGGCGCGCACGGGGCCCATGGTTATCCAGCGTGGCCTGGACATGCTGATTGCTGCGCAATTTGTCGACGTGAGCGATCCGCGAGTGGCAGAGTATCTGTCGGCGATGGTGTCGGCTGGCATTATCGACGAAAGTCGAAAAGCCGAACTGCTCAGTCCGCCAGCCGCCGCGTAGCGGCTTTATTTTTGCCTAATCGCCCCTTCATTGGGGCTTTTTTACGTCCAAAGGAACGGAATGGAACCAACATCAAGTGTCGCATCGGCCGGGTTCTACCTGGGAGCGGTGGCCATCACGTCGATGATGCCGGGGGTCAATGGTGATGCGCTGATTGGGGCGTTCGCTGGGGCCGTCGTGTTCGCCGTGCACGCCAAAGACATATCCATCATCAAGCGGCTAGTTTATATGGTCGTGTCGCTCGTCATTGGCTATTTTGCAGCCCCAGAGGTCATGCGCCTGTCGGGCTTGCAAAGTTTTACCGTCGCGGCGTTTGCAGCCTCGGCGACCGTCGTAACGGCGGCCTTGGCAGGTATCGAGAAGATCAAGGCCTTTGACCTATCCACGCTCTGGAAAAGGGGGTAATGATCATGCTTATTGCCCTGATTGTTGTGATTGCCAATGCCCTGACGGCAGGGCGCCTGATTCTCTACCAGCGCCGCGGCGCCCGATATCGGCCGGCCATTTCGTTGCTGGCCTATTTGCTGATGGTATTTGCATTTTGGCAAGTCGTTGACATGCTGATTCATCATTTCCCAGCGTCAATGGGGCAGGCCGGTATGTCGGTGGTCGTGGCTGCGCTGGTATTGCGCGCCCGTGGCAACGTGGCTTGCATTGTGAGGATCGTATCGTGATTGATTTGCTGAAGCGCATATTGGCTACGCCGGCCGCGGCGCAGCCTGGCCAGGATCTCGAGGCCTTGTCTCGCGCCCAATTGCGGCGTGATGAAGGGGAAAAGCTCTACGCTTATACCGACACCCAAGGCTATCTCACCATCGGCATAGGCCGCCTGATCGACAAGCGCAAAGGTGGCGGCATCAGCGCCGAGGAATCGGCCTATCTATTTTCCAATGACTTTAACGGGAAATTGACCGAGCTTCGCCGTCGTCTGCCCTGGTTCGACAAGCTGGATGTCGCGCGCCAGGGCGTGCTGCTCAATATGGCGTTTCAGATGGGTGTTGATGGCCTGCTGGGCTTCAAGAATACCTTGGCCATGGTCGAGCGAGGGGATTTCAAGGGTGCGGCCGCTGGGATGTTGGAAAGCCTTTGGGCCAAACAGACGCCGGAGCGCGCCAAGCGCCTTTCCGTTCAGATGGAGACTGGGATATGGCAGTGATCGTCGCACTGAAAGCCCTGTGGAGCAAGGCATGGGGCTATGCACTACTAGCCGGGGCGCTGGTGGCTGGCCTGATTGCCCTGCGCGAGTCTGGCAAGGCGGCGGGGCGGGCCGATTTGGAACAGGAAATGAACAAGCGGGCGGCCGACGCTCGAAAGGAAGCGCGACATGTGGCGGATACGGTGGATTCGATGGGGGATGATCCTATCGCTGATAAGCTTAAATCTGACTGGGTGCGCGGCACCGGCCGCTGA